ACAGCACTTACAGCTATGGTCTTGTAGCTCCAACATGAGGTCATAATCATCAACAGTCATGTTATACCTTTCACGCAGCAGAGACGCTCTACGCTTGTCTGGGCAGTAGGTCCTGTTCTTGCCATATTCTCTATCCTTCGACTCCCTGTTGTAACAAGCCTTACATTGAGAAGCTCTACCAGACTTTCTGTTGTTTCTAATAGAAAAGTTATCTAAGCTCTGCTCCACTCCACATTTTGTGCAAGTTTTCATTACTTATTGAATTTAGAACGAGAAAGTTTGGCCATAACTAGTTCTCTATAGTTAGGGTCTGTGGACCAACGCTCATCTGCTTGGTCTTTGTGGAAAGCTGCTTCGTTCTCATATACAGAGCGTCCTTTAGCGACCTTATCTGCTTTAACGAGATTAGATTTTTTCTTTCCTGTGGTGTCCATACGTGCCTTCAAGTTCTTAATCGCAGACTTGATATCATCGCTTACACCTGTATCAATAGTAGCATCAAATGTAGATACTTCTGAGTCAGTGAGATTCTCTTTAGCCCAAACAAGCATTGCAGCGTACTGGTCTTTACCACCAGCAATACCTACTTGTTCTTTATACTCGACCTCAGCTTTGAACTCTACAAGCTCTCTAAACTGGCCAACAAGCTCTTCTGAGATACCAACAGCTTCGAACTGCTCTTTAACCTCATCAGTCATCTCTCCAGCTTCTGCTAGAGCTTTAAATGCTCCATCAACCTGGGACTTAGGTGTTACCTTCTCATCAGAAACTGACTCATCAGACTCATCCAACTCCTCAGTGTTTTCCACGTCCTCTTCACTAGACTCATCAACCTCGTCAGAGGGGAGTTTGGTCTCTTCTGACTCTTCTGAGAATTCTCCCTCTGAGTCACTCGTATCTTCTTCATTTCGTCCTTGTTCATTTGATTTACCTAATTTAGATTCTAATTCTTGATAAGCCTTCTCCAGGTCTGCTTGAGATTCAAACTTACCTAAAATTTTAGTTTCTTCTACAGGGGCTTCTGCCTGTGGTTCAGAGGGTTGAGTGTTATCTTCTGATACTACTCCATTCTCATCTGATGTGATGCTTACAGACTCTCGTAGGGAGCCTCCAAAACTTCCATGTGTATTTTCAGTCATTATTGTTGTTCCTGTTCAGGGGATATAGCACCATTTTGTAGTGCCTGTTCAGCAAGGATACGTTGTTGTTCATCCTCTTGCTGCTTTCTAAATGCTTCTTGTTCAGCCTGTAGTGTCTCTGGTGACTTCAATACATCTACTCCAATAGCTGCTTCAAGGTCTCGCATTAGTTTCTCTTGGTCTACTAGAGCTGCATAGCCTTCTGGAGATATCTGTGCACCTATCTGACTGAATTGCATTAGTCTCTCAATGTCAGAACTACGTCCAAGTGCTGTAAGTCCTGTAGAAATAATCAGTTTTACTTGTTCTGGGATAGCAGGAACCTTCTCCTCTTGCTCCAGGCGCTTAATAATAAGCCCAACTAAAGGTTGCATAAACTCAGAACTAAGCATGGCATACACACCTGCTAGTACTTTCTCAAGGCTATTAACAATCTGAGATACTTCGTAAGCAGTGGTCTGTCCCTTAGTTGGGAGTGTTGCGTCGAGTAGGTTGAAAGAAAAAGATAATCTTTGTTCAATCATCTCAGCAGCTCTAAGAGCTACAGTAAGGTCTCCTCCTTTACCTACATTCAGAACAGAAACATCATTAGAATCACCATTAATAACATCTCCATTAGCTGCTTCTGATACGTCCTTAGCACGTGTAGTAGTTCCTGGATTAACAAAGAATATTGTCTTGGCACTAATTGCAGCAGCCTCAAAGATAGCTTTACTTAATCCTTCTAAGCTCTTCAAGTCACCTATAATACCTTCTACATAACCACGACCATAAGACTCTCCAGTAACACTTGTTAAGCGTAGAGCCAACCAAGGGAGGTCGCCTTTTTCATAAATTTCATCTGTATCAGGTATTTTCTCACCTTTAATCTCTTGCCATACTGCATAAGTTCCATCCTCCTGCAACTCAATACACGTATACAGGTCAACATCCTTGTCTTTACCTTCTTCTCCATCAATATCGTTAATATCAGATGGTAATGACTCAGCTATGTCCAAAGTTTTTAAAATTCTCTGGGAAATAGACTCCTTGATGATGATATCAGTTACATCACCTGAGACATCTCTGTTAACCACATAGTCTTCTAAGGTGTAGTTCCTGATATTGCCATCTTCTTGGACATAAACAAGAGAGTTGCCAGATATTAGTAGGTTCTTGAGAGCTTCGAAGATAGTAGACCTTAGGTTCTTACCCTCAATCTCTTCCAGTACAGTACGTTCAATATTGGACAGACTATCATTTACTTCTGATTGAATCTGGTCAGCTTCTTCTCCAAACTCTTCGAAGTCAGATTCAGAAACAAGCAACCTAAAGAAAGGGACACCTGCTGGGAATAATGACAATAGTAGGTTAGAGCTTAGTGCACTGATGCCACGACTTCCTACTGACTGGTAAGGTACTTCATATGTAGTAGCATACGTGTGACCTTGGTCTCTAATCACCATAGGAAGTGTTAGTTTTGATGCTTCTCTAGCTCTCTCTAGGAAGACTTGACGTTCAGCGTCTAATTGGTTGTATCTTTTTGACATTACTTATTCAAACCCCCACGAATTCTTAATGCATTCGACCTCTTTTTATCGACATATCTGCCACCTGCTGCACTTACATTCTGGCTACCTACAGGCTGTTCAGAAATCTTTAATTTTCTTGCCTGTGCCTTTTCAGGACGTGGGCCTAACTCTTCAAGCTGTTTGCCAGCTATCTGACCTTTCTTAATCCTTTCATTCATCAAGTGTATGGCATCATTAATGGCCTTGGTCTTTACCTTAGGGTTAACAGGTTCGTATTCACCAGAGGGGACCTTCTCGTACTTGGCACGTTCTTCTGACCATTTTGTAGTAAGCTTAGGCTCACCTTGAGGACGCTGATAATATAAATCAAATATAGACCTCTGACGTGGGGTCAGGCGCTCCACAGTTTTGACAGCAGCTTGGTGCGCCCTTCGTACCAGCTTCCTCTCCTTCCTCCTTAACAATCCCATGATATTTCCATTCTGTTAGTAGTTTTGCACCACGCAAACATGTAAGCATTATAGCCTGGGTATTTCTCAGACATTAGCTCCTGAGCCACCAATTGTTAGTCTCTTCTTAACGCTAAGAGGAACACCTCCAGAGTCAGAGAGGGCATTTTGAGTAGCAAGCTCTGTGGCCTGTTCTTGAACCCCTTGTTTAAGTAAAGCAGCCTTAGCCTTTTCTTTACGTTGGACTCTAAGACGTTCAGCTCTAGCATCTCTAGCCTGCTTACGACCTTGACGAGCTGCTACATGTCCTTGGTGGACTTGTGTACCAATCTGAGCACCTAATAGGGTAGGTATAACCCATGCTGGAAGTTCTGCGCCAGTGATTAGACTACCCTCCAACCAGAGACACTCTTACGAGAACCTCTAAGTACTTTTGACAGATTGCCATCGTTTATGTTTTTATTTTTCATTTTTAGCTCCAATTGGGTGCAATGTAGGTGTGTTTCATCTTTATGAGAAAAGTTTCATAATTATTATAACTACCCTGGTAGTCGTAAAATGACCCTAGTTAGGGTGCGAGATGTATCCTCTAAACCTGCCAATATGATAGTCTACCTGCCAATATGACAGTCCTTACAAAAATAAAACTAATCTTTTCTCTCAATGACAGTCCTTACAAAAATAAAACTAATCTTTTCTCTCATTGATTGTCCTTAAGTATGCAATCAAAGCTCTCTTACCACTATAGAACATCACTTCTTCAATGGTAGCATCTGGCTTATAGTCCTTAGGTGGAATCTGTTGGTCAAGGTGTTTTAGTAGTTCTTTACTAACTGTTGGTAGTTTGTTCTTGGTCATTAATCTCTGGTCTCCACTACTAGGGTGATACGTGTGTTCTGGGTATTCTGTAGTACGTACTTCTTTATCTGGTAGGATTCATCTAGTTCTCCCTCTACTCCTTCTACGTGTACAGCGTCTACTCTTTCTGCTGTTTCTTGCGCTTTTAAATATTCTGCCAGATGGGTAATACCATCCTCTAGGGCTTCTACATTATTACGTAGGGTTCCTTCTTGGTCATAGGTGTGCTCCTTGAAATAAGAGTCTGGGACAATCTCGTACTGAGGGTACTCTTCTCTTGTAGGTTCATTACCTTTAGGAAACTTAGCGCAAAAGTTATTCCACTGAGTAACAGAAATCAGGATATCACACATTCGAAGCGTCTCCTTCTGATATTCCTTTCTTATCCACTTGTTCTTCCTCTCAGAATTACTATGAAATCTTGTGGGTGGTCTACCTTATTCCCCACCAATTTAATCTCTAATGTGGCGAAGTTAGGGCTTTCTTGGGCCTCAACTCCTTTCTTATGGGCTTCCATTTGCTCTAACATCTTTGGGCATAAGGATTTCCAGTCTTCATTGCCTTGGTTTGTGTTGGCTAGGTAGTTCTTTAGAGCTACATAGTGGATATAGTCTATTCTATACTCCTTCTCGTAGTTCCATTCAGGATGTTTACTTTGTTTTTTCGTCATCTTCAATCTCGTTTACTGCGTCTTGTACTCCCCACCAGTCAGGGGTTCCCCCAACGTCGTAGTTGTGGTAGTCTGAGTCGTTATCTAATCCTTGCAGGTTGCCTACTAGGGTTTCTGCCAAAAGGCTTTGTAGCTCCTTTATGAGCATCTGGTGGTACTTGATTTCGTCAGTGTAAAACTGGACGACCTCAACATATGCGTGTGTGTTGTCATTGGTGTTCATTTGCTTTTCCTAGCGAGCTTCTTGTACGTAGTCGCCAATACATTTGCTGGGTCAATAAAGACCTCAATCTTGTCTTCCTTACCTTGGATATGCTTGGTGTGAAGCTCACACACTTGGATATCATCGAGAAATACAATGCCTTGAAGTGCATCTAGTACGCCCTTAGCGTAGTTATCTAGGTCTCCAAGCCTCTTTCCCTTCGTGTACAGGACAATACTTAGCGTTAAAGGGCATTCCATGGGCATTATGTCCCATTGTAGTTTGGCTTGCTCTCTAATCTCAGCTTTGTATTCCTTGTAGTTGGTGGGTGTGTAAGCATGTCTACTAAACCTTGGTCTAGGGGCTGCTTTTATTTTTACTCTCAGGTCTATTTTCATTGTCCTTAGTGGTAAATGTAATCGCTATCTGCGATATCGTCGAAGTTGATAGTTCCTAGTGGTGGAACATCTGGGAGAATTACCTTTGTCCTTTGCTCAGAGTAATCTTTAAAGCCCTCTAAGAGGTTTGGGGTGAATATCTTCTGGATGGAGTCTCTTACCTGCTCGTAGAAGATGTCTACATCCCCAGCCCTGAAAAATACAGAGTCGTGAACAAGGCTGAAAGGTAGGGATTTTGGTACTGATTCCACCACATCGTACAGGATACAAGCGTCTAAGGCGTGTATTAGGTTAGGAACTGAGGCAGCGATAGCTTTTGGCTTTACCATCTGCATTCCTGATACCACGTAGGAGGTGTAGTATATGTGTCCCTGTGTCTTGGTTACGATGTTCCTTGCTTTGGTCTTCTTGTAGGCGTTTCTGAAAAAGAATCCATTAGGCATCAGTAGCTCCAAGTATTTATTACTGTTGGCAAGCTGCTTTGTCACATCTTTGATGTAGTCCATGCCTTCTCTTGCTCCCTTCACAGTGGAATTCACAGCTTCGTTTACCCTTCTCGACAGATATGTGTCCTCTTTGAAAGTATCTACGTTGGAGGAAGGTCTGTTATCGTTGACCCATTCCTGTACGTAAGTCCTTAGGCCATATGCACTTAGGCTATAAACAGTGGTCATCAGGATTCTTTTGACTAGGTTTCTTAAATTCTTTCCTTCGAAGAACTTCAACCAGTACTGAGCAAGAGGCTTTACCTCTGAATCAGAAGCTGCATCTACCTTGAGGATATCTACCAGAATGGCTACGCACTCCATGTAGATGTCAGAAGGCTTATCCTTGCCAGGAGTAGGTAATACGTTGGTTCTCTTGCACCCTTCCTCATCTCTTAGGAGAAGGCTTAGGATTTGTAGACCACTAGAGCTTGCATCAGCAGAGCATCTTAGGCCTGACTCGTAGTTCTCTGGGTCTTCCAGGTACTTAGCGCAATCTAAAGCAAATGCCAGATATGCGAAAGGCTCCTCAGCATTTACCCACAAGTCTTGATGCTTAATAGGGTTACGTGCGATGGCCTTGATATCGTCCTTTCTCTTGGCGATATGGTTGTACCTGTCTTGGTAGCTTTCAGAACTGTAACCCAGGCAGTTGGCTCCATGTACAAAATAAAAGAAATCATTCTCGATGACCTTCTTAGATTTGAACAGGAGTAATGACTTGGCTAGGTCTGCTCCTTGTGGTTGGAGATAATCACCTGAGTAGTAGATTCTTCCTCTGAA